AACATTTGATCAAGATGGAATAATAGTTTCGGGTTCAGCATTGAGTGGTGCAAATGCTACTCTAAAATATCCTAAATTTACACTAGCATATGCAAGAAACGTTTCAGAAGATATTGCTTATGAATCAGGAATTGGAGGCTCAACTCCAATTATGTCTGCTTCTATTGCAGTTACATTCGGAACACAGACATATGACCTAGGAAAAATTATAAGAGGATTAGCCGATGCGGGTGATCCTGTTATTGCTAACGCTATTACGGGAGCAAATAATAATAATAATTCTATGATGAGAGTTCATAGAGTATTTTTCCGTTCACCTCATCAAATATGGAGATTTTTTGGTTATTATGGTGGTTTAACTGTTGTTGGAAATTTGAACACATATGGGCAATATGCTGATGATTCAACTTTTGATATTATTCCTGCATGGCAAAATAAATTGCAGGCTATAAACTATAAAATTAATCTTTATACGAGAGCATCTCATTATTCATATGAGATAAGAAACAATATGCTTAATTTATATCCTGTTCCAACTCAGGGTGGACCAGACCATATATGGTTCTTATTCTCATTTGCTCCAAATCCTTTGACAGAAGACCCAAACGCAAAAGTTGGAATAAGTGGTGTTAATAATTTAAGCACCTTGCCGTTTGAAAATATACCATATGAAAGTATTAATGCAATTGGGAAACATTGGATAAGAAGATATGCATTTGCGATTTTGAAGGGAATTTTGAGCCAAACCAGAGGAAAATTTACTGTTATTCCAATTCCTGGTGAGTCAGTTACTCTTAATCATGAATCATTATTATCTCAATCAACCGAAGAGATGGATAAATTAAGAGAAGAACTTAAAACAATATTGGATGAATTAACATATCCTAAGATTTTGGAGACAGAAGCCTCTGTCATGGAAAACACGAGCAAAATACATCAATACATTCCCCGCCTTATTTACATTGGCTAGACTAGTTACTGCATGGACTTAAAAATTTCTGGTATTTATCAAATAGTAAATCTTATAAATAATTCGAAATATATAGGGAGCGCTTTAAAAGTTTCTTTACGATGGAATAGACATAAATCTGATTTACGACTAGTCAGACATCCGAACAAACATCTTCAAAATGCTTGGAATAAATATGGAGAAGAAAATTTCATTTTTGAGATTATTGAGGAATGTGAAAAAGAAAAACTTATTGAGAGAGAACAATTTTATTTAGACACTTTAAAACCCGAATATAATAAAAGAATGTGGGCTAGAAGTAATTTAGGAATAAAGTGTGATTATACAGAAAAATCGTTTGAAAAGAATAGATTAAATCCGCCGCGAAAAAACAAAATACACACCAAAGAAACAAAAGAGAAGATGAGTATATCTAGAAGCGGAGAAAGGTGTTGGTGTGCAAAATTAACTAAAAAACAAGTTGAAGAAATAAGATTAAAATATGTTCCATTTAAATATTCAACTTATAAATTAGCTAAAGAATATAATGTTGCGAAATCTACAATAGAAGCTATAATCAACTACCGCTCTTGGAAAAGAATATAGGATAACAAACTATGGGAAATGGCACATTTGACCGCTTGGACGGGGTCCCTCCCCCCCTCTTTTTGGGGGAGAAAGAGAGAAATCTACAAAAACAAGTAAATGATGAACTTATTGAACGTGTCATTGGGCAAGTTATTGCTTATTATCCAATTTCCATGGAAGCGACCAATTTTCACCCTTTATATGGAGAAGCAATTGAGAAAACTTTTCTTCCTCCAGTTGAAATAAGAGTGTTGGTTGAATGGACTGGTCCACCAACGACTACAACAAATTATGGTGTTGACCGTCTTTCTGAATTAAATGTTCATTTCCACAAAAGAAGACTAATAGAAGACCAAAATCTATATGTAAGAGTGGGAGATTTTGTTGCTTTCGGAGCAAATTTTTATGAAATAATTCAATTATCTGAACCTCGTTTGCTTTGGGGTAACGTCGATTTCAAATTAGAAATATCCGCAAAATGTATCAAAGCAAGAAATGATTTATTTAACTCTGATTAATGTGTTGGTATATGTCTTTAATAATCTGTAAAAATTCTATATTTGAAAATATCCATTTTATCCTATTAACATCCTTATGAACCCATTGAACATTTCCTTCAATATATCCTTTTGTGTTATCAATCCTATCAAGGGAGGCTGTGCCATCTCTTAGATTATCGATAGTTTGAAATGAAAGATTATAACCACTTAAAGCACATTTTCTTTCTTGTTTAAGAAATAAATCCCAAAGATATTTTTTGGATATATCAATTATTATATTTCTTCTTTGTGCACTATGTTTTAATCTTGTTAAAAAATCACCACTTATTTCGCCTATTCCATTCCATCCTGGCGCTTTATTTCTTTTGGGATGACTTTCACAACCACACGAATTGGTTAAATTATGTGTCATGTTTGTTCCGCGTATAATTTTTTCATTACCACATTCACATTTACATTTCCAATAAATCGCAGACTTAGTTTTATGTGAATATTCTAATATCGTTAATTTTCCAAATTTTTCTCCACTTAAATTTTTCATTTGTCTCATATGATAACTAGTATCGTCGTATCTGGTGCGGCTCAATTAGATAATATTATTTTAATTTACTAATTGTACCCAAAGAACAATTCATCCGTTTGGCTATCGCTCTATAAGGATATTTCCAATATTTAAGTTTTTTAATTTCTTCTTTTTCTTCTTCGGTAAATCTCCGCTTTCTATCATCATGATTTTTTAGAATCACATTACACAATGAAGTAGGCGTGAAGGACTTACCATTCCGCTGAAACATATTCAGCGATGAAAGAACCTCACATATCCTCTTCAGCGTAAAGCCATCCTCCCTCAACTGCTTAACCTTCCTAATGACCTTGTGCTCTTCAGCGTTATACTGCTTCACGCCCTCTACAGGGCTCCATCCATAGGGAGCACGACCAAGATATTCTCCATTATCTTTTTTCTTTTTTTAGAGCAAGTTTTGTTAGCCGGCTTGTATTAATATCTGCACTATTATTATTATGAATTTTATTATGACATTTGCCACAAATTGGTATAGTTTTAGTTCCTCCTAAAATTTTAGGGATAACGTAATGCTCATAATCAGCTTTATCTCCACATTCAAAACATATCATATTTTTAGATGATATACTAATTGAGATTTGATGTCAACACTTTTTATTTTAGTCGTTTGTGGTACATATGAAGATATTTATAGATTATGACAATACATAATGAAGATAAAACGATAAAATCTTTGATTCCGTTGCTTCCAAGTAAATTGGAAACAGTGGATTTTGCTATGTATGATTTTATAATTAATCTTAAATTAAGTTGTACGACTAATAAAGGTTGGCGACTTATACCTGTTGTTTGGGCTGGACGCGAAAGAGCTAAACAAGCAAAAGATGACCCAGATGTAAGAGATATTAGCGAGGCTTTGATTTTTCCTATTATTTCAATTGATAGAGAAACGCCAAATAAGAGTATTCCTAGTAAAGGTAAATTTTATGCAAATATTCCACCAGTTGATGATCCTAAAGGAGGTTCTATTCTTATTGCCAGAAGAATAAAACAAGACAAAACAGCAAATTTTTCAAATGCTGATTCCTTTCGTAAGCGTGGTGGACCAATTCATGAAGGAACTGACCTTGTTAATGAAGGTATTGGACCAGGACAAATTAATTTTCCAAGCAAGAGAAAAAAGACTGTTTATGAGACTGCTAGTATGCCTCAACCTGTCTATTATGAAGTAAATTATAAGATAAAAATAAAAACTGAATATCAACAACAAATGAACGAATTGCTTTCACCCTTTATTGTTAAACCAGGTTCAGTTAATAGAGTAATGATTGCTCGTGATGGCTATCGCTATGAAGCATTTATTCAACCAGAATTTACAACTGATAATAATACTAAAGAAATGTCAGAAGAAGTACGTAAATTTGAGACAGAAATAACAATAAAAGTATTTGGATATCTTTTGGGTGCTGATGCTAACGAAGATAGACCAAATATAGCTGTCAGAGAGACAGTCGTGGAAGTAAAAATTGGTCGCGAGCAAGTAATTGTTGGAGATTTGCCAATATTCAATCAAACAGGTAATCCTTTGAAACCTGGAAAGTTTCGCCCGTAAGATTTAAAATATTATCTTTCTTTTCTCTATTCTTTGATTTTTCCATCATTACATTATAACACTTTAAGAAGTTCTTATCAAAGCGCCGTTACAATATTAGAATACTATTTATAAGGAGACTATATAAATATCTTTTGTATATTCATACATTTGCTTCAAGGAGATTAGGTAATGGAGATCGGAAGAGCGTCGTGTAGGGAAAGA